CCAAATTTAAAACATCTGTATATTTTAAATATCCATTAAAGATAGAATTAAGTTCTGAATTAGCTGCCGTTCCTGCTGCTATTTCAACTGTATTAGTAGTGGTATCAAGATATTCAACTTTAAATTGAATCCTTAAATAGCGTACTACATTATTATTTAAAGAAAATTTATCTATTAAATGAATAGGGTGTGGAAGGTCATCACTTGTGGTAGCTGTTTTATAAGCACTTCCATTAGCAGCCATGTTATCAGCTTTAACATAGTTCTCAACTAGATTTCTAAAATCAAATATACCTACACCTGCATTGTTAGGCGTTGTTTTAAAAGTACCTATGACATCATCCACTGATGCAAGGACAGGTGGATTGCCACTGCTAATATGCACCTGAGCAATAAACTTTACCTTAGTTTGATTTGCTACTGCGTCATCATTTGATACTACATATATAATCTCTTGCCCAACAGGTAGTTGGTCATAAAGAGGTTGTTGTTCTATTATTGAGTTTGCCATTTATTTTACTTATTTATATTATACTTCTTTAGAATCTACTGATGCCATTAAAGTTCCTATTATATCTTCTTTTACTGCTCCAGTTATATGTTCTCCATATTCTTTCATTCCTAACATTAAAGAGTCTTGAAAGAAGCTAACCCCATGTATTCCTTTTATATATATACTCCTAGATATTACAAAGATTAAACTTTTTGTAGATTTATATTTCCCCTCTTTACTTCTAGGTTGCAATCCCTTTTTTTTTATAAACGAAGCAATCCCTTCTCTTAACCCATTTTTCTTTCCTGTTTTGCTTCCAAATTTATAAGGACTATCTTCCCTTTTACCTTTCCAATTAACAAAATGCCTTCTACCTCCCCAGCTTTTATCTCCTATCGTACCACCTGATCCTTTGACTCCTTTATCTACAAAAGTTCCGTAATTTGCCATGGTAAATTCCACCACAAATCCATCTCCATCAGCGACTACTTTAAAATCTATTGACTTCTCTAAGTTACCACCACCCTTACCTGCTGACTTTAAATTAGCTTTAGCATTGCTTACTACTTCTGCTCCAAAGCTGTCAAGGTAGTTCTTTAGATTTTTAAAGTCCTCTATTGCCATTACTCAGCTACACCTACAAATATCTCTACTCTAGGATTGTAAGAAGTCCCATCAGGTTTTACTTGTAAAGATGCTAAATTCTCCATAGTTCCAAATGAAGGGCTTGTATCTTCTTCACCTAAAGCTGACTCATTTGCTCTAGCTAAAATATGTGATGTTCCTGGTGTCATTCTTACTTGATAATTAGATGCTGTTGTTACAACTGCTAATTCTATTGTTCCTTCACTATCTAAGTTTGTAACCCGTATATATCTAACATCATCTACATCAATAGCTCCTGCTGAAGTATAAGGGGCTGCTGCAAATGTTGCTACTGTTGTAGTTTGTGAATGAGCGCAAGTTACTATTCTTTCAAAGACATCACCTATGCCTGTTGTTGTTACTGAATTTACTGACCCTCTAACACTTCCGTTTAATGTAACGGATTCGCTAAGGGTTGTTACTAAATCTGCCATGTGTTTTGTTTTTATTTATATTTTTATTATTATTTTAAATTTTTTCCATCCTATTTCTATTGTTAGCCACTTAAATTTCCATTTCATTTGTCTTGTTTTATCTCCAATAAACAAGACACATTAATAACCTGCCCCTGCTTGTGGAAGTGTTACAGGGATTGTACAAGTTTGGAAATCATGCATTACTTTAACATCCAAATTAAACACCCAGCCACAGCATAAGTTATCAAACCTTTCTTGGAATGGATCTATTGTAAATTGACTTTGTGTGAAATAAATAGGATGGTTAATATCATCAACACCTGCTATTGATTGTAATGTGCTGTGCCTTAATATCCCTATAATATCAGTTGCTATGTCTAGTGTTTGATTCCATACTTCCTGCTCATTTGTTTTAGTGTCAACTAATTTTGTAAGTGCTGATGCTTGATCTGTTTCCCAATTTTCTTTTTCAGATACCATATCCATTATAAAGATTTGAAAATTATAGACAAGTTCACTCTCTCCTGTTGTTACATTAACAGGATTGATGTGCATTAAAACAAACTTAGTTTCTTTATTAATATCAACATCATAAATATCTCCAACTGAAACTGTGGCTATTTGGTGGTGATACTCCCCTATTCTGCTTAGGGTGTTAATTACATTGTTGTACGTCTTATTGGGTACTGCCATGGGTTACTTTATTTTGTGATTCTAAATCTGTTTCATAACTTAGCCAAGTTAGGCACTCTAAAAGGTTAAGTTTTGTTATTGTATCTAATTTTGAAATATCAGCATTTGTCAATCTATACATCACCCCGAACCAAGACCACTTATCAGCAAAACTATCTGTTGCTATTGCTTGGTCGTTTCCGTCAGCGTTTCTATCAAATATGATTGCATAATCGGCACAAACTCTTTCACGAAATCGTAAAAAAAAACCAGTGCACTTTGCACTTGCTCTGCTGACATCTTCTTCATTTCCTCCGACCTTATACTTATGTTGCCATCATACGCCTCTATTACATACACTCCACTTTCTGTTTCTTCCACCAAGGGTCTATACAGCACCGCCATTAATTCAGGTAAGTGTTTCTCAATATCATCCTTTATAAAGCTTTCAATATCGGCATACTCACCAAGAGTAATGCTTTCAAAATCAGGGTGAAATCCATACCTCTTACCTTCTATTTCAATTATCCTTTTTAAAGAACTATTTTGACCCTCTTGAAGTTCTGATACCTTGGCTAGTATAGCAGCAACATCTTTTAACTCCAATTGCTTTATCAAGTCTTTTGGAATGTTAGATAATTCCCCTATTGTTCCTAACGCTTCATCACTCTTTGTTCCTTCATGAAATTCCGTCAACTTCATCCAGCTCTCTAAAGTAACATCTTCCCACTTACTGATTAACTTAAACTCCTGTGCCTTGCCCTTCTTCTTGATTTTAATCTTCATACTGTTATATAATAGAAAAGTTAGTAATTTAGTTTACTCTTTAAATAATTAGTTTATATTTGCCAGTCGTTTGATTCATTTTAGTTTTAATTACCCTCTGCCCATTCTATTTTATTTGTCGTAAAACTATGGCAGGGGGTTTTTATTGTACAAAATACTTACCTGCATTTGGATTGTCTAAATGATATATAACATTATACCTCACCCCATCTATTGCATGGTTGTAATTGTCAATGTATAATTTGCTGCCCTTGTCCTGATATGCATAGTTATTCAGTTCTTTAGCTATGTTAGTGCTTTCAGGAGTTACTACTAAATGATAATCTTGCATTCTAGTTATTCCACTTTCAATAGTTCCTTTCTTTACAGGTTTAATGTTTACGCCTAAATGCTTTAAGTCTGCAATTAGCCTTGGTTCAGAGCTGTCAGCAATGCAAAGAGTATCTGCTACTTTATCTAAAATGATTGTGGCAAGTTCATGGCTCTTTAAACCATTACGATAAATTTCTTCTTTAAGATATATCTTTTTATGCTTCTTATCAATAGCAACAGAAGTTAAAGAGTCAGGGTCTATTGAGAAGCCAAAATCAAGACCACAAGAAACCTGTAAATCATCAGGATTAAATTCTCCTATTGACCAAGACTCAAAAACGACACCCTCTGCACGCTCTAACCATTGTCCGAGCAATTTTTGTTTGTACTTCTTGAAGTTATTATGCTTTATAGCTTCTACACGCTCTAGGAAGCTCTGTGAGAGATTATCTTTATTGTCTAGGTATGTACTATGTATATAGCATACATTGTCTTTAACGCCATTAAAACCAGCTTCAATTCCTTTACCTTCAAAGAATCTTTTATATATCCAATTATCTTTAGTAACAGGATTCAAGACTAATATAATTCTATTCTGTATATTCTTTTCTCTAATGCTTAAATCAATAGTATCAAATATATCTTCATCAATAAGTTCTTCAGCTTCATCTAAAATCCAGTTAGATACTCCAGTTAGTGATTTAAGGCTGGCTGTCTGATTTCCTGCTGATGTCTTTATGCCTCTAAATATAATATCAGACTTGTTCTTTAGGTTTACTACTTCAGATTTATTTACACTAAAGACTTCATCATATCCTAATAGACTTATCTTTTCTAAAAACTCAGGTATTATTGAAAGCCGTGCTGAAGTCATAGTATATCTTGTAAAGAGTATTCTGATTCCTTCGCTCATAGTTAGTAGCGTTAGAAAGACTGTAACAGCAAAAGACTTGCCTGAACCCCTGCCACCAGTTACAATAAAGTATCGGCAGTCAGATTCAAATAAGGGATTATATTTATTACTCAGTATCAGTTTCTATGAATGTTATAAGTGGCATATTAAGGCTTTCTTCATTTGAAGTAACATCTACCCTTTGTTGTGGCCTGCCATAGAAGTATTCAAAGAATAACTTAACCGCCCATTGTTCTTTCTTTTCTAATCCTTTTTGTAATGATTCTAAAGCCATTGTATTCATAGGTGTCAGATTCTCTATTAGCTTTTGTTCTTCTGCCTTTGCCTTACGCCCCGCCCCTATTCTTTTTCCTCCATGTGTCATTTTGAAATAATTTGATTAATCAAGCTGTTGTTATATAATAGAAATCACTTGAATTCATTTGGCATCATTAATCTTATCCCTAGTTCACTTAAAGCCCATATCCTTATTTGATCTGCATATATCTCAAACTCTTTTGTATTCATTCTTGCTGTGCTGTTTACTGTTTGTAGTCCTATCTGCTTTTCGTTTATCTCTATGCTTTGCCATTCACTTGCGAACTTAACCTTTAGAGTATCATGTAATTCATCAGGGAAATATCCTAGCTCATTTGCTAATGGTTGTACTATACAAGCCCAATAATAATTGTTCTGCATATTGCTTCTATTGTTTCTTTGTTTCTTTACGCTTACTATGTAATCACTATCAAGTTCTTTTAAATAACTAAAAAGCATTTGTTTATCTTGGCTGTTCTTTATTACAAAGTTCATTAATCAAAGGATTCGTTGACACCCCTTTCACCTATTAGTTTTTCTTTAGCACTATCCCAAAGTTTATCACCTTTCTTGCTTAGTGATTCTTCAGTTCTTATTAATGTAGGCATTCCTTCTTCAGGTTCACTATCCATATAAAGACTACAATCACATAGGGCTTGAACAGTTACCCATTCGCCATCCCTAAGCCCTATTGTAGCCCTACTTATTTCTTTAGTCTTTCCACATTTGCATTTGTATAGTGTCATTGTGCTAGTCCCCCTGTTTTAATATCATTCTTTTTATATAGCTTATCTAATTCAAAATGTAAATGGTTAATTGCCTTTTGTATATCTTGCTCGGCAGGGTTGCCATCTTTTTTCCCTGCTCTAAGCAAATATGATACAGCCGTACCACAATTATAACTTAGATCAAAATCTTCCACTACACATCTTGCTGAGTAGCCGTACTTCTTTCCTGTGTAATAGTGTGGCTCAGGATTTGATTTGTAATCTTCTTTCTTTGTCATTTTCTAGTATTTTAATTAAACCCTCTTGTGTGTTTAGTGTTCTTGGTTTTTTAAACGCCCTATATTCTTCAGGGGAGTATATGAGCTTGACCTCTTTTATTAAATCATCATCATCATATTTTACTACCCATCTGCTTGAATAGTGCATCTTGTTTCTTTTTAAGTGTGTTAAATAACTCATTCGCTGTATTTTTTATATAGTTTTTTTATTCCATCAAAGCAAGTAGATATACAAGAACCACAATTAGTGCCGACTCCATAGTTAGTCATGTGTATTGTGTTATAAAGTTCTATCATTTTCTTTTTAGCTACCACATCTTTTGCTCTACCTGTTTTTAAGTCTTTCCAAATACCTAGTATTTCATCTATCAAGTGCTGAGGCAAATCATCAGGAGCCGTCACCTCAGTAGTCTTTTCCCAATACTTTTGAGGGCATTCCATAGGAGCCAGTCTTGCCTTTATCTTCATGAAACATAAACACCGCTTACAGTTTCCTGTTGGCTTGAAATAGTAAATACACTCCTTGCATATTGCTATCCTTTCATCATAGACTTCATTGGGCACAAAAAACTTATTCATTTTCGTTTCCAATTAGGATGCCTAAATCCAAATTGCATAAAGAAGCTATCATTTATTTTAGGGTTATACATCTTCATTTAATTCTTTTTTAAGTATCTCTCTTACCTTATCTATTGTAGTAAATAAGCTGTTGCGACTTATCCTAGTCTTAGCAGCCAGTGAGTCTAGTGTATTCCCTTCATAGTAATAGAGTTTGAATAACTCCCTATCGTACCAATTTAACTTGTCAAGCTGTAAATCAATAGATTCTAATTTGTCTAATTGAGTATTATCTACTTCTTCATTCGGCATATTATAAATACTTCTATGAAAATTATCTGGAGAAGTATGGGTCATATTGACTCCATATAAATTAGTATAATACTTTTCATACTTATAATAAAAATTACTTCTTGTGCTTGTTAACGCCCTTCTTAGGGCAACTGCTCCATATCTTGTAACTCCATCTATTCCATCCTTTTCCCAAATAGCAGAAAGTGTGGTTGGGTTCATACTCAGAAAATATAACATCAATTCCTGCACCGATTCATTTATTTTATTTTCATCAGTTGTTAAACCATAAGCCATTGTCCTGAACTTATCTGTCAGCTTAGATATTTCTAAATATATCTCAGTCATTAGTTGGGTCTAATTCATCTAGCCTGCTTACTGTTTCTTCAAGAAGCTGATCCAGTACCACCCTATAAGCCCTTACTACTGCAGAGTTGCTTTTAGTTTCTATTCCTGCAAAAAATCCACTTGTTGCAACTGAAAGGTTTATTGGTATTATCATTATCCAATCATAAAAATTGTTTTCTTTTAATCCTGAGCCGTACCCGTTTGAGTATTCCACTATCAAATCTACTACTTCAAGGTAATTATTATACCTACTTTGGGTTGTGATTTCTTGTGTGAACTGTTTGCACGTGGAACTATAAACCTCAATTATTGTTCTATGTTCTTCACTTGAATAAATCGGCTTATGCATACGCCAAAGATAAAAAAAAAGTTACTCTATTCCCTTTTCTTTTTTCAACTTTTCAACAGCCGATTTGTAATAACTTATCTTTTCTTCATAATCAACTCTTGAAAACTTTTGTATTTCCCTAGCTTTTTGTTGTAAACCCTCAGCAGTTCCTTCGCCATATTGTAAATCTAATTCCCTTCCAAACTTGTATTGCTCCCCTTGACCAAAAAGATTATCTGCTACTGACTGTGGTTGTACATTAACCTCATCCCACCTAGTTGGGTGAGCTGTCCTAGAGATAAAATGACCTGCATGAATATTCTTATAGTGATAGTAACGTCCTGATGTAAAGCACTTTACAAAGCCCAAATCATCAGCATCTCTAAGTCTTATGAAAAGACTAAACCATTTGTCAAGTTCTTTTTTTAATTTGCTAATTGTTTTTAGCATAACCCAAATCTTCTTTCCATTTATCTTGTATTTTCCCTTTTCTTAATTCATAAGCCCTGCCCCTTAACTCAGGACATTCTTCTTGTAATTTTCGCCTCATTCTTTCAATAGTCTTTATGTTAGTCAGTTTGTTGTTAGCAAACATTTGCATGAACTCTAAGCCATTCATTTTGTTAGGATCAATTTCTTTTCTCTTTAATTCTCTCCACCAATAAGCAGCTATTAACATATTGTCATTATCTCTTAAATGAGGCTTAATAGTTAGTAATTCTCTTACAACTTCTTTTGTTTTCATTTTAAAATAATTTGTTTTGTTGTACATTGTTTTCTTTAATAATTCCTTGTGCACAATTTAAAATATGTAAACCTGTTTTTGGCTCAACACAATTCCTTAAAGCTAATCTTGCTCCATATTTTGGTTCAGGGATTCCTAGATATTCTGATAATTCCTTAACATTGCTCCTTGATATATCTATATTTTTCACCTCTAAAGTAGGTACATTAAAATTACTCCAAAATGGATGCCTACCTATTATGAAAGAAGGCTCTACTAGGTATTCATAATAAGGGACAACATTCTCAATTACCCACTTACCCTTAAACCAAGATTTAAGTAAGATAATTTGTTGATATAAGGCTACATCAATATATTTTTTTTGCTTTAGGCTATAACATAATTTACTATGGGAGGGGCAGGGGGGGCTACTCCATATAAAATCAAACTCTTTGTAGTGTTCCAATAAGTAAGAATGAGCATCTGCAACTATTACATTGTCATTAGGAAATTTACTTTTATAAACAGAAGCAATTTCTGAATTAATCTCTACTGCCGTTATTTGATGATCTTCACCCCACAAGTGCCTATTACCACCAATTCCTGCATATAAATTTAATATCTTCATTTGAGCAGTTTAATTGGTTCTTGATAATATAAAACATCTTTAGGATTTTCTTTTAATGTTTCTACTTGGTGTGTTGCAACGTCAATACGTTCTTTTTTATGAGCCCATATCCATTTATAAAAAGTTCTAATATTTAAAAATGGTTCATCTTTTCCAAATCTTACTGCAACTTTAAAAGCATCTTGAACTTGATTAAAAGTCATATCTCCAAATCGTTTTTCTCTTATTAAATCTTTGGTAAATATTCTAGTTAAACTGGCTAAAGTTTTTCCATCAGTATTATGTCCTATCTCTATTTTTGTTTCGTTTAAAAGGTCATAAACCTTTTTTTTCAACTCTTCAAAGTTTTCTTGTTTTAATGGTTTCATAATTTTATTTCTTTAATTGTATCATCTAATTCATCTAACCTTTTCTCTACTTCTATATCTACATATAAATCTAAATCATCTCCTAAATCATCTAAGACATCTCTAGGGCATATAACATCATCTTGCAAATCGTGTAAATTTGATAAAAGGTTTTTAAATAATTGTTCTGAAGTCATAAATATTCTTTACCTTTTAAGTATTCGTTTAATTGACTGTCAATTTTACTCATTGTTTGTGGTTTCTTTGTTTCTCTACGCTCCCAAGTTCTTACACAAGCTTTCCAATCCTTCATTGTTTCCTTTCCAATTTGCCACCCCTTGCTTTCATAGAAGTCAATAAAAGCTTCAGCATCTATATTATTTTTCCGTAAGATACAATAATCTTTAACTTCATTTAATTTTGGTTTTTTAAAGCTCGCCTTTTTATTACTATCTGTAAGATTAGTATTAGTTATATTTATATTAGTATTATCTGTAAACTTTTCTTTACTAGGCATATTAACCAAAGTTATCACCCTTGCTTCTATTTGTTTACTACCTAGTTTATAAATGTTAATACGCTTAATATAGTTATGATCCTCTAAAATCTTTAACCATTTTTGTATTGATACTTTACTAACTTCATAAAGATTGCAGAAGTATTGAGTTGAAGCTGTACATTTACCATTCATATTACATAGTGCTGTTATTTCGGCATAAAGAAGTTTGGCATTTGGGGTGAGCTTTTTATTGTACCTTACCTCAGCAGGAATAACAGCATAGTAATTTGGTTTTGTCATTAAATAATTTCTAAGTTGTAGTTGCAATCTGTGAGAACAAACTTACACTTTTCTAATTGGTTGTAGAAGTCTTTGTAAGAAACTTTAATATCAGTTTCAAATCTTCCTGATGTAACTCTAATTGTAGTTTGATGTTTCTTGCTACTTTTAACTCCATTATCTCTTAAATATATTTCTAATTCTCGTTCATCTACGAAAGTTCTCTTAGCTCCTTGTAGGTTGCTATAAGCATTATAAACCTGATTAAAAATTTCACGATATTTAGGAAATGACCTGTAATTAGATTCATGCATTTTCTCATAATGATACACTAAGCTTCTATCTCTTTTAAGTTCTTTGGCTATTGTAGCTCTATGGGTTTCATCTACCATCCTAGCAACTACACTTGCAACAGCTCTAGGCACTTGATATTTTTGCTTTCGGCTTTTATAAGCAAGAGAACCCTTACCCAACCCTACTAAATTTGTAGTAAGATCACATAAGATTTTAAAATTAATTGCTTCTATCATCCTAAAAGGGGGTATCATCTGAAGTTGTAAAGTCTGCATTTACTTCAGGGTTGTCTGTTTGATTTGCAAAGTGGTAGCCCTCTATATTATGGTAGTATTTGCCATTGTATTCTCTTGAATAAACATTACACATAATGCTTACTGTCATTCCTTCTTCTAACATATTCATTTTCTGCATTTTATCTCCAAAAGAACTAATAGCAATTAAGTTGTTAAAATCTTCACCTGTATCAATTACAACTGTTTGCTTCTGCCATTCCTTTCCTGCTTTACTTGTTCCTGTTTCAAGATCAAGTTTCTTTACTAATTTTCCTGTTACTTCCATAATTTTTTATTTATTTAGTTATTACTTTTTTTAAAATCCTCACTTTCATCTTCTCCAAATACCCCAAGTTCATAGAACCCTGTAAGTTTTAGAACTGCTCTGCTCATAGCCCTTTTCTCTGCCATTTCCATTACATACCAAGTATTGCAATTTCCATCTTTAAATCCTTCTCCTTTTAAAGCTGAGCCGAATGTTTGTATAAACGCCTCATTGTTATCTTTTTTTGCGTGAGCCTTAACAACACAAAAGTCCTTTTCGCATTTAATCACTTCATAGTCAATTTCTATCCCTTCTATTGCTTGAATCTTATCAATTCCTGACCTAGTTATTATGACATAATGCTGATGTTTAAAGACATCATCTTTGTCTAGTCCATAGTGGTGGTATTTTTCCTTAATCTTTTCCGTTTTCATTTCGTTTTTATGTATTTAGTTAGTTGTTCTTTTATAATTTCTAAGTGTTCTGTATCAATCCATTCTAAGAAGTTGTAGCTATCAAAACAGATTTGAAAGTCTTTGCCATATTCATCTGTTCCCCTTAAATACACTTCATTTTCGTGGGCTTGGAATGTATTAATATCATTCATTCTTTTGTGTATTAATTCTTCTTCTTCTTCTTCCTCAAATGGTTCTGAGTGTTCTTTGCAGTCACTACAAATATCATTGTCAGGATAGCCTGGGTCATGATACTTTGCATCACAACATTCTGATCTTGGTTCTTCTAAAGGTATTGGTGTCATTGTTTTAAATTTATTATTAGTGCCTTATTTTTATAGTGTTTTTTATATTCTTTTAATTTATCTTTATCCTTAAAGTCATAGCCTTCATCTACATTAAGCCCTGAAACTTCACAATAGTCATTAAACGCTTTATCTATTTGTTTTCTAGTTCCAAAGATTCTTATTGCTTGGCTGTAATCTTGTATGTCACTTTCATAACACTTAAATTCTTCATTCCATTTAGAAGTTGTTTTAAATTCTCCATTAGGATAAAAATAATATGAATCGCATTCTAGTATCATATTAGTAGTTTAAGTGTAAGTGTAATAAAAAAGAACCTAAAGCTAAAGCTATTAAACCAAAGCAACACAAAAAGAATTTAGTTTGGCTTATATCATTAGTGTTATCATCAATAGAATAGTTATCTAAAGTATTGATGTGTTCTCCATTAGCATTTTTAGAGTAAAAGAAATCTGCCGCCCCTTTACCGCTCAGGTTAAAGCTATGACCTGTTTTTTTGTTTGTAATTTTCATTTTCATTTTCATTAGTTAATATGGAACAAATATATAAAGATAAAATAGATATTAACAGAATTACTTACAAAGTTATTAACAATTTAAGTGTTAATAGTGTTTTGACTAGATAAGCAACTTTAGGTGCTGTCTAGTATATAGGGGTTAAAAAGATGTGAAAGTGCCTAAAACGGCTGAGAGGGGCTATAAATTGAGCATTATAGCGACTGCTATAATAAGCAGGTATATTGCAAAGAGTTTCCAAGTAATGTCTTTCTTCATTACAAATCCATTAAAAGATTGATTGGGAGCGTGCCATTATTTAAAACTACTGCACAACCGATTGCTTGTCTTTTGAAGTTTTTGGCGTAATTTGCCGCATAAGTATCAGCGTCTACACCGCATCCCACCTGCATTCCAAAGACTTTAAAACGCTTTCCAACGAACCACTTACAATAAGCCTCTGTATGGGTATGACCGCAAATTGAGGACATTAGGTTATTTTTTGCTTTGGCTTGAGCTTGTCCACCTTCTCCATGCTCAAAAAGTACATCATCATATACTACTGATTCTACCCACTTCCAATTTGGGGTTCCTAGAACTTCATTGTAAGACCTAATCCATTGGCTAGGGATGCCTCCTGAAAACGCCTTACGGGCTGCCATTCGGTCATGATTTCCTATACATACATCAGCAACAGGAAAAGCCTTATACCATTCTTCCACTTTATCAATAGTTTTTTCAAGTTCTAGCCCTGCCGAATCACCATTGGGATCGGGCTCATGAAAAGAATAGGCGTGGTTATCCATTATATCCCCTATGAATACTACCTGGTTGCAATTATAAGTTTCGTATTGTTCTATGCAAAAGTCTAAATAACCATCTAAGCAAAATGGTTCATGAAGGTCGCCGATAACTAGGATGTTCCTAGCCTCGGTTTCCCTCATTTTTTTAAGTGCCACCATTTCATGTGGCTTTAATCTGTATCTATTGTTTTGCACTATCTGCAATACCTTGACCTACTACTAAAGTAAGACAGGCATAGAATAGATTAGATGCAGTCGCTTCATCAACCCCTAAATAAGTTACTAAGATAGGAACAACAATACTACTTACTGCATACCAAAACTTTTTGGATTTTAACATCTGACCGATTAGAAAATTTTTAAACATGATTATTTATTTTTGATTATTAAATTAATATTTGTGCCACCCAAATTTATTATTTCTTTTAGAAGTAAATCCATTGCTAAAGTTGAGTTGTGAACAATATCTTGTTGGCTTCCCTGCCCTACTAGGATGCAGCCCCTGGTATCTTTAGATGAATTTCCACGATGGAATAATATATATGAGCGGTCTTTTACTTCTTGAACTAATAAGTGTACATAGTCCCTTGTCGCACTTTCTCTTGGGTATCTTAATCTTGCTTTGTAGTGTCCTGCTGGAATGCAAGATATGCTTCTTTGATTATCTTTATATGGGAGTTCTAATGTATCGCACATTCTTTCACCATTTAAAAACAATTCACCGATAGTTGATTCATCAGTAAACGTATCTCTAATTAGTAAGAGGTTAACGCCCCTGACCTCTGTATTCTTGTTTGTAGGCATTTTGACATTTTGAGGCGTTTTTGGAGTGTACCCCCTTCCGCTTCTTTCTAGTGCTCTTATAAGCCCTTGTAACAACCTTACGAGCCATTTATTTACTTTTTTCAAATTGAACAAATTTATAAACTGTAAAAACTATTGCGAGTGTCAGAGAAACAAATGTTAGAATCTCATTACAATCTGTTATACTGAACCCAATAGCTGAACCATTAGCAAGCCCTACTTGTATTGTATCTTTTAGGTTGGTCATTTTTATTTATTTTAGGCTTAGTTTCCAAGTAGGATTTTAGCTTAGTTATGTTTATTGTTTTTGGTTTATAATGTTTCTTCATTAATTTCCTGCATTTAAGAAGTTTCTTAATGTAAGTTTATTACCCTGTCTAGGTGTTTCAAGGTTTATGCCGTTATAATAGTTTTCAGTTGATGGGCTAACATCAGCACCCGTATTAGTTGAATAGGAAGGGAAACTAGCTGTGTTGTTACATACATAGTCAATAAGTCTTTCCCTGTAATAACTAGCCGTATTCAAAACTTCCTCTCTTAAATGCTGAGATTCTTCAGTTGATAAAGCAGTCCCTGTTTCTGAAGTCTTTGAGTAAATGTTTCCATTCTCAAATTTAAACCTAAGATAAGGAATAGCCATATACACGCTATACCCAGGTAGGCAGTCCCCAATGTAATCATCTACTAAAGTCTTATCTGCACCTGCTAAAGTTCCTGCTATTATTTGGTTTTTCAAATGAGTGGTTAGGTCAGTCCCTAGTGCTGTTTCGATATGAATTTTCTGTGCTTCACGCACAAACGGGAGTAAAATAGCATTGTCGATATTGAGATTCAAAGCTGTTGAATCTTTTAGTTTTTCTTCTGATATAAAAAGTACATAGCTCATAATTATCTTGGTTTATCGTATCCGTTATTTTTCATTTTTCTTGGTGGTATTGCTACCAATTTGTCATTCTTCTTTGCTGTGAATCCTTCTGACCTTGCCTTAGTGTAACCGATTAAATCAGCATCTTCTATTTTAGTAGTCTTAGATTCACCTATTACAGTCTTAAAGATTCTTCTAGTCCAAAAATGGAAGCATTGTGGACCCCCCTTGTAAAGCCATATTGAGTAGGTGTTAGCCCCCTTAATGCCAAAGCCAGGGTTAACTGCTTTCTTACCCATATTAATAATATCCTCTTTTCTGTACAGCTTATTAGCTCCCATCATTTGTCTGCAAAATTTTCTTTTAGTTCCTGATTTGTTAGTTAAGAAGTTATCCTTTTCATAAACATATCTTACCCTAAAATAATCAGAAGTCTTTTTAGATATTCCATCTTGCTCAGATTTCCTTCCAGGCTTAGGGCTTCCTGTTGAAGCTAACTCTGTCTTTTCACTAGCCACATCATTTAACACTTCTTCAAAATCAAAATCTTGGTGTTCACCATCTACTATTTCTTCTTCAATAAGCTCCCAATGGTCAGGCATATCTTCACCATATTCTTCAATAAATTTATCCAATTCTGTTTTCTCACTTGAAAAATCCTCTCTTACTTCTACATCTAAAGGTGGCAACCCCATTTCTGACCTCAACTCAGATTCCGTTAAAATCCCTTTCAAATCCTCAGAAGTAAATTCTAAAGTAATTGGTTTTAATTGTACAAAACTAACAGGCATATCCATGTCATTAATCTTAAATATCTTACTTAAAGTTTTGATGATTTGCGACTGGTAGGGCATTATTACAGAATTTAGATAAAAATTCGCAGCACTATTAAGCTCGTCAGCGTTGTTTCCAAGCCCTGTGTCGTTCTTAATTCCCATAAGCATCGGAGATGTCACCCTGTGTCCTGACATGATGTTAGAGGTCAGCATTTCTTGGAGTGCTAAATACTGCTTATCTAAATCTGCGGGGCTTATTGGTGTTATCTCAGGAACTCTAGTTTTATCATCTGAAAAGGTCAATATGAATTTCCCAGCATTGTTCTCAGAGGTAAATTTAGCTGTAAGGCTTTGTTCTATCTGCATTCTCTCCTCGGCTGTTGGGATTCCATTAGCAAAGCTGATCATGAAAGACCCACTAAAACCATTAGAGATGTTGTTTAAATGGTACTCAGAAACCCTAGAATCTATTAAAGCCCAATTATTGCAAGAAACGTAATCAGGGGTGTAGTAAGCGTTCATATTAGGGCTGTAAAGACCTGTGTAAAGTATTTGATTTGCTGAGGTTCTATCATTAGCATTAAATGCAGGTACTCTGTACGGCTTGTTGGTTCTAGTATTAGTCCAATCATTAGACACAAAATAACCCCTTACCTTTCCTAGTTCATCAGGTTTTTCTACTCTTATTTTCTCCACAGGAATGTGGTAGATTTCAGCTATTTGTGTCCTGTCTTTACTCCATACGATATTAAGAGCATAAGCACCTTGAAGTTTAAAATCAAAAGAAACCTTTTTTAATACTTCATGTAAGGTTTCATTACAATTGGCTCTATCCATAAAGTGCTGAAGCCTAACCCTAGCATCTAATTTTCTATCATCTTCATCATCTATTATAATGTCTTTGCCGTTTATCATATCAGCAGTAGCATTAATAATAGCAGCAGATATACTGCTTGAATAATAAAGGTCAATTAAAAATTGAGGGTATAAGTTAGACCACTCTCCATTTGCATCTCCATAGCTTATCCAATCCCTACCTCTAACCTCTGTTACTACAGGGGCAGTTGATGTTTCCAAATTGATACTGATTATATTATCTTTCATATTTTATCCTGTGTAAATGTAATTTGTTTCATTTATGTTTGCTACTATATTTGCCCCATCAACAGTAGCTCCTGCTGTAGTTAGGGTAACTGTTGGGTTTTGTGTATATCCACTTCCTGCATCTGTTATAGTTACTGTTGTCACAACACCACCAACAACTGTACAGGTTGCTTTTGCAGGAGTAATGTTATCTCCTGTTATTGTAATTAGTGGGGTGGAAGTATAACCAACACCACCATATACTATTGTTAAAGTTTGTACGCTTTTAGCATTTTCTGTATATTGCACTTCTTCAGTTCCTGATTTTTCTGTTACATACATCTTCCCTTTAGTTACTAATCCTTGCACAACACCTTTGTTAGTTGCAGAAGGTGCTAATATATCATTTTCTGTTGAAGGGGCTTGACCTGCAACAATTAAAAAAGATGTTTCATTCCAACTTACTTCATAGGCTTCATATTTCCAATATCCAGCAGGTAAAAGACTTACCCTCCCCAAATAAACATTGGGTGTAGGGTTGCTGATAAAGTATAATGAAGTATATCTGTTATAGATTTTTTCAGTTGAAGCATAAGCATATTGTACAGACTTATCCATATCACTTGTAAATTTAACTAAGTGTCTTATTTGACTAGAAGGAACAGAAGTATCAATCCTATTGTCCTCAGTCTGTATATAAGCTGTAAAATGAGTTGCAGTAGTTGTTTGTATCATAATCTAGGTTCTGTTATATAATAGAAAAAGGCTGTTTTTATTTGGTATAAAGAAAAAGGTAGCCGAAACTACCTTAGTCTTATGGTAAACGCTAGGTTGCCCTAGACACATATAAAATGCGACACCCTTACCAAGCCTAAAGAAAAGAGTGGCACTAAGCCACTCCAATCAAGAATATAGAAAAACTACTAATTAAATTAAGAAGGTGTGATTGATACATTTGTAAATGCTGCATTATCAAACGGTTCGCTACTATAGTCCGCCACCATTGGGAAAGGGTCTTGCTCCATTCCATCAAAGGTCAGAGTGTACCCGTTCTTGTCCCCCCAAGCAGCCCCTGTATCCATAGTACCTGCATTTAATTCCATTCCATTCACTACTCCCATTCCAATGATAATATCATGACCATTAGATAGAATTTGTTGGTTTAATTGAGCAAACACAACCACTTTAGTCGCTCCTAAGAGCTTAATTTCGTTTTGATCTTCTTTTGTGAGTCTGTTAAATAACACCTGAACTGTTGGAGTATAATAGATTGTTCCGTTCTCACGGCTACCCACGATTGTATCGGTGGCACTTGCTACCCCAATAGGCATAGTGTATCTGTAAAGTCCTGTTGTTGCTAACATTTCAATATCTACAATTTCGGAATTAGTTACTGCAATCCCTGTTCCTGCAATTGGGTCAACAAATTGGTCATAAACACCAAAATATATAAACTTAATTCCTCCTGAGATTCTATTGCAATCGACGCCGCGTCCCTTCGTAAGTGCTGTACATGCCATTTTATTTTATTTTTTAAAGTTAAAAAGTAGGGGGTTTTTACGCCCCCTTCTTTGTGTTATTACGATTGTCTTACGATATCTGCACCAACTCCTGATTGAACACCTCCTGAGAATCTAGCTACTAAACGCATATTGTCACTTCCATCTAAAGTTGCCATATCCATCAACTGGATTCTAGTCGCATCTGAAAGTAAATCCGTACCATAAAATAAGTTAGACTTCTCTGCTGCTACTACTTGATTGTCAAGCAGACCTGGGCAAACTGCGATTTTGTATCCTTCAAAAACTGGCTCATAGTCACCATTCATATTGTAAGCATTAACATACCCTAAAGTAGATACTGCTGAGATGTAATAGCCATAAGTTTTGTTATTCATATAGATATGCAAATCTTCTTTTCCTAATATTGCAGGAATATTTCCAGCCATATCAGTAGTCAAAGTTTGTAAGTTAGCTATGATGTTAGCTGCTGTATAAGCACCTGAAGCTGCTGATTGAATTACTGTTGTATCAGCATTAGTACCTGTTGGCATTAAATATCCATTAGTACCTAAGAAGCCTTGAAATTCCCCTGTTGTTCCACTTGCTCCTGACCAAACGCTTTCTTCAGTTGCTTGTGCTATGATTTCACCCATGTAAGAAATTACATAGTCATCAAAACTTGCAGGTGGTGGTGCTCCTGCTCCTGCTCTCATTTGTAAAGCTTCCCAAGAATCTAGGAGAGTCAATTTACATAAATCTAAATTAATTTGTAGATTTTTCGGTTCTAAAACCTTCTCAGTAAGAGCAAGTGTTCCTTCCACTCCAAAGTCACAACTTGCATCAACAACCAGTCCTGTTCCTGCCATTTTTTGTATGTTAGACTTATACTTGATATTCTCTATCATAGTTAAGTAGTCTAATGATTTCGCTTCTTTTAAAGCGGCTGCAATGTAGAATCCAGCTGCCTTCCCCGCGAAATTTGATGTTGTAGTAAACGCCATTTTATTTTATTTTTTAAATTATTATTATTTATTTAAGTTATGCAAGAATCGTTCTTGCTTAGATAACTTATTGTATTCTTTTCTGTTTAGTGCAGGTCTTTCTGAACTAAATTTATTTGTGTTAATTGGAGCATCAGCAGGTGTTTTTGCTAACTCCTCTTTAAGTTTTTCATTCTCAGCTTTTAATTCTTCAACTGAAAATTCTACTACTTCTTTTGTAGTTATTGTTTTTGGGTTTTTAGATGGTTCAGTTACTTCTTCAGCCATTTCTTCAACTTCATCATCACCACCTTCTTTAGCTTCTTTTAAGTCAGCGACAGCATCCTCTAAGTTTTGGATTCTTTTCTCCATTCCTGCCCAGTCCTCAACGTCTGCTTCTTTTCCATCATCTTCTGCTGCTTCAACTTCTTCAGTAGTTTCTTCTTCTTCTGTTTCTGATTCAATAACTTCAGCAACAATACCTTCTTCTTCAACTCTGAAAGAAAGCCCATCTTCTGTTTTATAAGTTCCAACAGGTAATAAGATCGTAGTGCCATCTTCAGTTAAAACGCTGATGTCAACACCTGCTTCTAATTCTTCAGCAGTAGATACGAAAATAGTTCCATCTTCGCTCTTGCCCTGCCAAGCTAATTTCACACCTTCATCTTTATTTAATCCAAGTGCTACTAAAATTTGTTCTTTAATATCCATAGTTTCTTTTTTAGGTTCTGTTATATAATAGAATTGTTATTTATTTATTTGATTTTTAGATATTATTCGCTAAGGTCTACAATATCGTTATAATTTTTAAAGTCGCTTTGTGTAGCTTTAAAACTTGCTTGACCTATTGTTTCAGCATCAGCTAAAGCATTGTCATATTCTCTTGTAAAAGAATCGCCGTCCATACCTAATTCGTTAAGGTCTTTTGCAAGTTCATTACTTAATTTACTTGCTGCTTGATAATCTTTCCATTGTTTATCTGCTAGTCCTTCAAATTTCCCATAATCTTTTACAAAAGTCTTAGATTGAGTTTTTAATTTTGTTAAAACTCCATTAATAGCTTTATATTGACTTCTAAGACTAGATAAATCTTTTTCTAAATCATAGGTTTTTAATTTATCTACTGCTTTTCTTAAATCGCCCATACGAGTTAACTCAACCTTTTCAGCTTTTAGTTCAGTTTTGCTTTGTATCATTTCATTTAAAGCACTTAGTATTTCTTCTGTTGTTGGTTGTTGTTCGCCCATTTTCTCCATTTTATCTGTGAAGTACCCCTCTATACTCAAGCCTTTTAGTTCACCTGATTTTATCTTATTCCAAAGGTCTTGGTTGTCTATGCGCATTTTTACCATCCAAGTGCCTTTTGGAAGTGAAAATCCGTAAAGAGTAGATTTGTCTTTTTTAGTATCTTCTATAATCCAACTCTCAACTGTTAAAACCCCTGACACTCTTTCGTTGTGTTCGTGAGTAGCTTTGTGGTGATTGTTATTTTTTAAATAGAGTTCAGATGCCTTTCTAACTGTTTCAGGACTAAAGTAAACATAGTATTCTGAATCCGTGTTAGGATCATATCTGAAAATCTGTTTGTTCGGGATAAGGGCAGGTGAAACTAACATACGCTTTTCTTCATCTACCTTTGCGAATGTCAGATTGTTTTTCTCTTTTCCAAAGAAAACAAAGTCCTGTTCTATTGCAGGTGCTGATACTAAGCTAATAGCATCAATTGCTAATTCTTGTGAATCTTCATCTATTACTAATTCTACTATTCTTGTATTCATATTAATTTACTAATTATTAATCATCAAATCCTGCGGGTAATGTACCACCTGCAAATTCATCAGCACTATCTAATACTATATCATACATATCAACAGGAATTTTACCAACGCCTAAATCTTTTCCTGCTTTTTGCAAATCAGCATAAGCCTTTTTCAGTTTAGAAATAGAACCATCTAATTTTTTAGAAGAAGATATATAAGATTTTTGCAACCCTTTTACTTTTTTATCAGCTTCTTTTGCTTTTGCTAATAATTTTTTGTACTTATCATTTTCTTCTTTAAAACCATCTTGGTCATCTTTTAGCTCATCTTGTGCTTTCTCTAATCTACCTTTAGCTAATTCTACTTCATTTTTCATGCCTTCTATATTTGACTTGTAATCTTCAGCATTTTGTAATTGTTCTTCTGCTTCTTCCCTTCTGTTTCTTCTTTGAAACATCTCATTGTCTAAATCATCAAAAATACCTCTTACCTTACCTGTTTCATTACTTAAAGCATCTACAAATTTATCAACATCTTTTATAGAAGCTAAATCTATCTTATAAACTGTGCTAAAATTAAATTCTTTTAATTCTTTCTCGTATTCTGCATACGACTTCTTTCCTAGTGGTGTTGGTTTCATCTTATTGTATTTATGATTAGCTGATTCGCAATCTTCTTTAGTGGCGTATTCACATTCTCCTGTTTTACCCCACTTGTATTTTCCTTCTTCACATTTAGTACATGGCATAGTATATAATAGATTTTAAGTTAATATATTTGATTTTTAAATTGTTGCCCTTCTTCTAATGTTGGCTAATTGGTTTTGGCTATTACTCATTTCATCTGTAACAACGTAAGCTTTCATAGCTTCAGGTTCAACTCCACCACCTAACTGAAACTCTCCTGACATCATTTGGGGAGCAGGTGCACCACTTCCAGCAGCACCAGGGGCTGAAGCACCACCTCCACCACCTCCACCACCTACATCTGTTTGCATAATAGAATTGATGTTTGCAAGTCCTGCTACAACTGCAAGTCCTGCTGCAATAGGTGCTAAAGCAATTCCAGGTGCACCTAATTGTAGCGCTGCCGCGTATGCCGCAACTGCACTTTGGTACATGTCAATAGTTGCTAATCCAATTTTTAATGCCTTTTGTTTTTTTGCTAAAGCAACTCTCTTTGATTCATACTTTGCCTCAATTCCCGCAGTAGATTTCCCACTGGCTTCAGCTAATTTCTTTTCTTGGTTATAGTTCTTTTCGTTTTTAGCACCTTGTGCATCTAAAGCACTGGTTAGAATAGAAGATATATTATCAAGCATCCCTTGCATTACTGCTTTCTTTTTGTCTGCTAATTCTGCTGCTTTTGCTAATTCTGCCTCATCATACGCCCTATTTATTTCATCTTTCTGTACAGCAAATTCAGCATCTATCTCTGCCGTGCCTACATTTGCCTTTCTTGCTAACTCTAACTTTGCTTCATACGCTTGTTGTAATTCAGCTAACTCTAATTCTCTATTTGTTTTACCTGTTAAGGCTAATTCGTTTTGAGCTTCTAAGAGTTCTCTTTCTAAACCTACTTGGTTTGTCTTTTGTTCTGACAACTGACCTGTAATAGCTTCTTCAAGCTGAAGAAGGCTAACCTTTGTTTTCTCTAACTCTATCCAATCCGCATCATTTTTTGTTATGTTATATTGTAGTTGTGCTGCTTCTTGTTGAATGGCTAATTGGGCTTTTTGTGCTGTCTGTTGTTTATCTAAAATTTTATCCAATTCTAAATTCGCTGCAATTCTCTCTTCAAAAGTCTTAGTTTCATCATCTCTGATTTGCCTTTGAATCTCGGCATCTTTCATATATTGAGCATTTAACTTCTCAAATTCAACTGCTGCTTTTAGTGCTGCTTTCTTGGTTGCCGTTACTGCACCTGCAGCCTTCAATGTTTCTTTACTGTAGTCAATAATAGCTGCTACCCCCTCTGTTATTACTTCTGTCATTTTATCAACAGAATTATTTATGCCTGTTTGCACATCTACCATTTCCTTACCTGCTTTTACAGCAAATTCCCCTGCTTTCTTCCATTCTCCTGCAAATAAAGCTCCTAATGCGTCACCTACATAACCGAAGGTATCTAAAAGACTTTCAAACCTTTCTATGATGTTTTCTTCTATCATATCCCCAAAGTCTTTAAGGGCTTGTTGCGGATCTTCAAATATAGCTTTAAAAGAATCTTGGATAGGACCTACCATGCCCTCAATAGCTTTAAACAAATCATTGAATGCCATAGTTAAAGCTGTCATCCCTGTATCAAAAGCGTCTAAGACTTTCTGATTGCTACCAAAGACTTCCATAAGTTTTGCCACAAGTGCTACAATTAGCCCTATACCTGCTGCTTTTAGTGCCATTCCAACACCCTTAACAACTGTTCCTAATTTTTTAAAACCACCACCTGCTTTTTTACTAGCTTTTGAGAGTTTTTCTGTACTCTTTGCTGCCTTGTCTAATCCACCAGCTACCTCCCCAACATTACTTTTTATATTTACTACTATTTCTTCTGCCATATCTTTTTATTTTATAGTGCTACACCTGTTTTAATTTGTGTAAATGTTATGTTGCTATTCCATTCTAAAGTCATATCTGTTTGACCCCTTACCCTCATTACAAAAGTTGTGCCTACTACTATCCCTGTTGGTAGCCAATTCGTAACTGTTCCTGAACTTTTAATAGTATCTCTTTCTCTATTAATGCTTAAAGTTCCTGATTTATTTATCACAACTCCTCTCTCTACCCAACTTGCATAATCACCCACAGCCCCTGCTCCTGCTGAACCACCTACTCTTACAGTTACAATATCAGCATGAAAATACATCACAGTATCAGTAGGTACTTCAAAATAACTATCTGTTGTGTTGTTTAAGTAGCTATATTTAGAAACTCCATTTGTTGTTTGCCTTCCATACATTAATTGTATGCTTTGTCTTTCCCCTAAATTGTCAGTTCCTGCATTACACCCTAATACTATTGAATTGTCTGCCGTTGCCTCACCTAAAGTTCCAAATACATTTGTATTATTAACACCATTAGCAATTTCATTTTGGTTTCCTATTATAATATTGTTTCTTGAAAAGCCCCTAACAGTATTATTTTCCCCCATAATGTAGGTGTTGTTAGTCCCTGTTTCAGTTGTGTTCCCTGCACCCCCAAGATAGTTGTTTTCATTTCTTAGGCTGGTTTCTAATTGTGAACTAAATGTATAAACAGAGCAAGTTCCTGTTTCATGGTTATAGGTATATCCATACGCCTCACATTGTTGTTGGTTAGGGCGCAGCGCATTAGTTCCATCAGTAAAAAACACCTCACCCAGTGGAGTAACTGAAGCAGGTTTAACTGAGTAACCTATTAAATATGGTATTGTTTTTTGTCTTGCCATTATGGTATAAGTATAAATTCAACTGTTGCTAAATCTCCTGGCTTGTAGTCTATTTTATTAACCCTATAATGTCTGTTTTTAATGAAAACTGTGTCAAAGAACTTAAAGAGATTAATATCCCCAGGGGTAAGGTTAACTTTTATAGTCATGATTCTAGTGTCAGGGTGATAAAGTTCTCTATAATAAGGAATCCAATATAAATTAAATAAGTTATTTGGTGTAGCATTACCATAACCCTCTGTTAACTGGCATTCCCCAAAATGAAAGTCACTTGTATCAGTAAGGGCAGGGGGTGTGCTGACCACAGTAGGCACTGTACTCAAATGGCTAAACTGTAAATAGTCATCCTCATTATGGCTAGTTACACCATTCTGTGCAGGCATGTAGTAAGTTGTTCCTGAAGGTTTAACGCCGTTGTTATATAAAATTCTTGGAGCATTATCAAATCCCTCAGAAGTGCCATCATCAGGATTATAGGAATAAATAGCAGGGGTTAATAACTGAGGGAATTGTGTCATTAAAGCCTTACCGACTGTTGCTGCAAATGGCTCTGCTACTATTTCTTCAGTTCCTTGTAAAACTGTAAAACCTGAAGCATCATAGACTTTACTTCCGTATAAATGTCCTTGAACTGACTTTTTATAAACATTAAAGCAATAATCATCATCATCTTCTGCAAATTTAAAAATAGTCCTTTTGTTTAAATCAGTTAAGGGCACTAATTTCATTTCTTCTATATCTATTTTATCAGTCCAATCGTGTTGTATCCCTCTTGAAGCTAAAGTTGTACCACTTGAAGTATCATCTATAAACACATCTGCATAAGGTTCAATTAAAATGTTATTAGGGTTAGATGTATCAGGTATAGAAACTAAATTAAACATAGTCATCAATCCTTTTAAAAAATCCCATTGCCCTGTTTCACCTCTTAGGGCTTGAAGTAGAGCACTTGAAGTTATTGCTTCAATATTAGCAACCCAAGTTACAATGGCTGAACCTGCAAATCCTGTTACAACCTGGTCTTGAGTCACCTGAGAGGCTGTTCCTGCATCAGTTATAAATTGAGCTTGTAAAGTTTCCCCTGCAGCCCCCATTAATACATAAAAACCCCCTGTGAAAACAAAAGTACCCCCTGCAGGAATAACTTGAACACTAGCTGAACCAATTGCAGGCATAGCATCTATTGGCGTTGTATTGTGAAGCCACCTACATTCTACCTCTCTAGGCACAGAATCAAGATTCGTTATCTGATAATTATACGTTATAGTATAAGCTTCATTTATTTGTGTTGAAGTGAGTATATTGGTAGCATCATCATAATTTGGGGGCGTACTACCCCCTATCAATGGGATGTTATAACACAAAGCAAGAGTAGTAAAACTTGAATCTGTAGCATAAACAGCACCCGACCCATCTCCAACATTATAAAAATAGTAGCATTCATAGGACGCTCCACCTGATGATGCTGGTTGATTTTCAGCACCCCAATTGAAGTCCATATACAACTTATTGAAATCAGCATTAGTATCAAAGAAGGTGCTTGTATATGTAAAAGGAAACCCTGCTTGATTAAATATTCTGTCAATTAAATACTTGACATTTATAGTTGGTCTAAAAGCATTTGCTAAGTTAGTGAGTTCAGGGTTGCCGTATATAGCAGCAGTTCCAGTTGCACCCCCTATTAAAAATGAATGGTCCCAGTCTATAAAAGGGTATTTTAAAGTGGAGTTAGCATTCCTAAACCCTGATGTGGATGGATTAATATAAGTTATTCCAAAAGAGGGGGCATCATTCCAACTAGCTGTTATTTGTGTTCTATTATAATCATGGCTTAATTCAGTAAAATCTAAATTAGCAAAAGTCATTTCTTGTAATATATCTGCCAAAGCTATTACCTCTGAATACAGGTTTATATTGTAGCTAATTTCTCCTTTCTTTTCTTGAATATCTAAAAGTCTTAAATACCCTTGAAATAATATAAAGCCATCTTGTTTTAAACAGCATTGAGTTTTTACATAAGGGTTAAAGACTATTCCATCATCACTTCTTGTTATGTCAAAGATATTATCAAAGATTTGGTTATTCCTTTTTGTGCCAGGTAGATTAAATGCCTTTGAATATGATTGTACTTTCTCTGCCACATTTTTAAAGTTATCTACACTTAAAGTTAAAGGTATATCTTCATTCTCATAAAGATCAACAATAACCTGACCATCCTGCAAATCATGATAATTAAGAGTCGGGCTAGTAGCTTGTGGAGATACTGAGATGCTAGTAACAGTAACATTGGTTGCCCCTGCATGACTAAATAAAAGCATAACTGTATTGTCAGGAGCAGAAGCAGTAAAAGTATGTGTAAGAATTAATGTTGTAGGGCTAAAGACAGATTGGCTCTCCATTAAGGTTCCGTTAAACATCCTTATTCTCATAGTCCCTACTGATAGTGCAGGTAGGGTTATAGTAACATCATAAGACTGCCCAATTGTTAAACTTGAAAGTCGCTGAAAAACCCCTGAGTAAGTTGATGTTGCTATTGAATTAAATACTAAATTCCCACCTGATTCCACAGGTAAAGCAGGGGGTGCTGAGGCAGGGTATCTTAATCTGTACCAAGTGTTTACTGTTAGCGGCCATAGTGCAGTAATAGCTTCAGTATCTAAACTAAGGGTTGAAGAATCGTGAGAACTTGTAGTATTTAGAGTTGCAAAGTTAATACCCTCTACTACAAATTCATTTAAAGCAGAAGTAGAGGTAAAATTGTATTGACCATTATAATTCTGAGGATATAATATAAGTTGGGTACTCATTATACAGATTGTGTTCTTAGGGTTTTACTTTTTTCTATCTCAAAGGTATATTGTATTAGCCTATCATTAGCTACTGTCTTTTTTACAAAGCTAGATGTAGTTAGTCTTACAGGTGTTACATATTGATTTAAAGCGTTATTGAGGTCTAGCTGATAACCCTGTAACAAGTAAACTTCAGGGCTGTTTATTAATTCTTCAAATATCTCATTAAAATCTTCAGTTACAAAGTCAGTATTCATCTTAATCTTTTCAATAGCGTTTGTTCTAAAGGACTTCTTGCCTCCTTTATAGCTGTCTACTCTATACCTTCCTTCATTCCAAGTACCAGCCAACTGAGTGTATGTAGTAGCTTTAGTAGAGGTTGTTCTAATAGATTTTTGTGTAAAGGTATAGTAATCCCATACCCCCCATTGGTTAAGCCAAGTAAGTCTAATGCTTTCATAGCCCCTAAGTGTTGGGCAGTTTATATTAATAGTGTATGCCTGTGATATACTTAATCCTATGGAGGATGCTGCTCGTACTGTGTAGTAAGTTACAGGGTTTGATGCTACTAACAATCCCTGAAAGGTACTAGACCAATTTTGTAGATTTCCAGGGAAACAGCCAAAGTGTAACGCCTGTCTTTTGGCTTGTACACCCCAAGTACCATAAGCCCCTGTAGGTCCATTTTTGTTAACTGTTTCAGTTCCTAGTGAACTACCTGTACTATCATAATATGTTAACTCTATTTTGCCTAAATTATTGTTAGGCGTTAACATAGAAAGAGTGCCATAGTCCTCAGAGTTTGCATATTGAGTAGTAGGGGCATTAGTTAAAAACCTATTAGTAGGACCTGATAAATTAAAAAGAACTAAATTATATCCAAAATCAGAAGCAGTAACTCCTGAACCCAAATTTAAAACATCTGTATATTTTAAATATCCATTAAAGATAGAATTAAGTTCTGAATTAGCTGCCGTTCCTGCTGC